TCAAGAAGCAGAATTCCTTGATCCACTTATTAGACGTACAGTAAACATACTAATGAGGTCATATTTATTACCTCCGATGCCAGAAGAGATGCAGGACTTTAGAATTGAGTACTTGAATCCAGTATCTATCTCAATGAGGTCAGGTGAGATAAGTTCTATGAATCAGTTGTTTGAAATGATTATGCCACTTGCACAAATAGATCAAACGATACCTATGTACTTCAATACACATCAGATATTGCAAAATACTGCACAAGTATTACAAGTACCAGCTTCTAACATAAGAACTAAAGAAGAGGTTGATGCAATGGTTGCTGAACAACAGAAACAACAGCAGGAACAAGCACAAATGCAACAAGCTCAAGTTGCCGCAGATGTAAATCAGAAAACTGCACAAGCTGAAAATATTAGAGGTGAGTAATGGGTAAACCAAGACATAGTAAAGAATATTATGATGCGGTAACACCTGAAGGGCTACCAGCCCATTATAATCGTAAGAATTGGGAAGATAGGGAAACTTTTGTAAATATTACTCGTAACGCAGTAATAAGATCAAATGTTCTTAAAAACAAAGGTTTTATAAAAGGTGCTTATACTGATTATAAAAGTCCCAATCAAAAACATTTTCAGGCAGATCATGGAAGAGCGATAAAAGATGCACATCGAAAAGGTGGTTTTGCATGGAGTCCTGAACAAAAGAAAAAGTTTACACACGATGTTTCTAATATTGTAATGGCTGTAAGTGGAGTTAATAGAGCTAAAGGCTATAAAGGTATTGATAAATGGACACCACCACGTAATCTTAAATCATACCTACTACGAACAGAATCGACTGACATAAAATATGGGTTATCTAACACCAAAAAAGAGGCAAAAGTTTTTAAGAATATAATAGGACGAAAGCCTAATGTTAAAATAAGGCCAAATGTAGAGAATACTAAATATTGTGCTAGTTGTCATATTAACCATTCTGCTGGTAAACATAAATAATGGAGTGGTTTGACAAGGAATCTAATACACGAAGGATCTTTAAAGAATGTTTTGCAACAGAGCAAGGTAAAGAAGTATTAAATAAACTGATTAAAGATCACTTTGTTTTTAAGACTACACCGACTCCTGATCCGTATTTATCTGCATGGCAAGAAGGCCAGCGGAGTGTCGTACTCAAGATTATGGAGATGGTGGATACCGATCTTAGGGTGCTTCGTACACGCTATGATCAACAAGAACTTGCCAGACTTAAACGGCAGGATAACAATTAATAATAAATTAACATGTCAGAAGAAGCAGTAGCCCCTGATGATTCAGGACAAGTCACTAGCGACGTAGCATCAATTGGATTTAACCCAGCAGAAATGCCAGCAGGTTTGCGTGATGAACCAAGTTTGGCAACATTTGATTCTGTAGATAAACTTGCAAAGTCATATGTAAATGCTGTAAAAATGATTGGTGGGAATCCTGATCAAATGGTAGCAATACCACAAGAAGGAGAAGATTGGAATGGTTTTTACAATAAAATGGGTAGACCTGAACAAGCTAAAGATTATCGGTTTTCAGACGAAAATGGAGAATTAGATGGGTTCCGTGAGTTTGCTCATGATACTGGTCTAACCCAAGATCAAGCTGATAAGATTCTAAATTTATATGCAGATAATCAAGAACAAGAAGAATCTGAATCTCAACAACAACACAAAGATTTAGAAGTAAATACTACAATGCAACTCCAGAAAGAATGGGGTAAGAATTATGATGGTAAATTAGATTACGCAAAAAGAGCATTTGCTCAATTTGCATCTCCAGAATTAAGTCAACTTATGGACGAGTCGGGTTTGGGTAATCATCCTGAAATGCTCCGAACCTTTTCTAAAGTTGGTGAAATTTTGGGTGAAGATTCCTTAGTTGTAGGGACAGGACTTGGTTCAAGCCAGCTTTCTCCACAGCAAGCACAATCAGAAATTCAGGCTCTGTATAGTGACAAGGATTTTTCAGCCTCGTATCGTGATAATCGTGATCCGGGTCATCAACAAGCGATGAAAAAAATGGATAATCTGTATCAATCAGCCTATCCGGGTAATGTAAGAAAAAGATAAGACCGAATAAAAGATAAAGTAAGCAGACAACCTTCGGGCCTGTTGAAAGCTCTTTGAGACCCTTTATGGATAATCTCTAGGTTATAGTGATTTTTACTTATACACATAAGTGTATGAGATAACTATAATAGGGTTAATTATGGCTAATTTTCATGATATTGAAACGTCTTATATACATCGCTATTCCGCTGATGTATTACATTCGCTTCAACAAAAAACTACACGGTTACGGAATTTTGTAACTAATAAACCAGACTGTCAGGGTGTAGCAGAGTTCATTGATAAGATCGGAACTAACGAAGCACTAGACAAAGTTGCACGTTTTGCAGATTCACCTGTACAAGCGATTTCTCATAAACGTAGGAGAGTATCAGCACAACCTAAAAATGCTGGTTTCTTCGTAGAGGGTTTTGATACTCGTAGAATGAACTACGATGTGTTTCAGCCTTATGCAGAAGCTACGTCTATGGCAATGGCTCGTAAGATGGATAAGACTATTGTAGATGCCGCTTTTGGTTCAGCATATGAATCAGACGGTGGAGCAATGGACGGTGCAACCGAGATTGTCTGGAATGCGACTAACTTTCCAAAACAGTTTATTGCAAAAAACTTCTCTGTTGGTGCCTCTCCAGGTGTTGACATGAGTGGTATTGCTAATACGGCAACAGATGCTCGTACATTGTCAATCGACAAACTGTTGAAGGCACGTAGAATTCTTTCTGAAAATGAAGCAGATCAATATGATGAAGGAGGTAATCCTCTTTATTTCATTGTCTGTTCCGCATCTCAGATAGAATCTTTACTCCACTCCCAACAAGTTCAAAGTTCCGATTATAATAATATTCGTGCTTTGGTTGAAGGGCAAACCAACTATTTTGGTGGGTTTCAATTCATTAGGTATGAAAATCTACCTACTGTAGCTCCTACGGCAGATGCAACGGTGGAATCCGTATTATGTTTCCATCCACAAGGTCTTGCTTTCTGTTCTTGGGAAGAACCGATTACTGAAATAGAAAGACGTTCTGACAAATCTTTTGTGCCTTATGCTTATTTTGAAATGGATATTGGTGCGACAAGGGTTTGGGAAGAGATGGTCATTCAAATTGAATGTTTTAAAACTGCTTAACCTATAATCTAAAAGGACTAATATGGCTAATCAAAATGCGGCTAATCACAAAAAACGACACGTAACTGTTCCTGCAAAGCTAACAGATGTAGCTGATCAGGGTGGACGGATGCGTGTTATGTATGATAAATTCTCGTTTGCGGATCTGGTAGGGGCAAATTTAGTCCACACCACTTCTGATACGATTTCCTTTGGTAAACTGCCTCCCGGAGCAAAAGTATGGGATGCATCTTTACACCAATCTGCAACTTTAGTGGCTGGTTCTACCTTAGCATTAGGTATTACTGGTACTGCGGCGGCTTTTTTAATAGCGGCGGCTTCAACAGCAGTTGGGACTCGGCATATGCGAGAAGGAGTAGCGAATATTACTTTAGCACCTGTTACAATTACTACTGAAACGACAGTAATTGCGACTATTGCTGGAGCAACAGCTACAACTACTACTGCATTTGTAGAAGTTAGGATTCTTTATACAGTTGATTAATTAATCGGGAGTTGGTAGTTTAAAACTAATTTGCCCCAATATTCTAGTGCTATCTAGGACACGGATGGTAAATAAATTAACTACTGACTCCCAAATCAAATAAATACTATGGATAAAACTGGTATAGCTAACCTTGCCTTAGGTTCTCTAGGAGAAGCAAGGATTCAAAACTTAACTGACAATAATTCTAGGGCTAGAGCATGTAATGCAAGGCTTGATGATGTTATTACAACAGTATTAAGAATGCATACATGGAATAGTGCATTAGAAAGAGCGGCATTAACAAGTGTTGGAGTTCCTATATTTGGATGGAATTATATATTCCAACTACCTGCTGAATGTATAAAAGTAGTAGAAGTAAGTCCTGTGTCAAGATACCAAGTAGAAAAAAAGAATATACTCTCAAATGAATCGACACTTAACTTATTATATGTGGGTAATCCAACCGATATAAATAACTTAGATTCTCTACTAGCAGAAGCAATAGCAATGAAACTAGCATTAGAAATTGCAGAAACCTTAACAAGTAAGCAAGGTTTAAAACAAGAGATGATGCAAAAGTATGTGATTGCTTTACAAGAAGCTAGATCAGCAAACTCCCATGATAAAACGCCAGAACATCGAGAGAGATCAACTTATATAGATGCTAAAAGAGGTAGATTTTCTGTACCACATAGAACATTTAGTACACCTACTATTGGCTATGAAGCAAACGAACATACTTACAGTATTGGATATAATATCGGATAACATCTATGAAATTTGAGTTTGTCCAACCTAGATTTTCTGAAGGTGTATTAGCAAAAAGTCTTCAGGGGCGTTCTAGCGAAGAGTTTTATAAATATGGCCTAAAGGGAGCTAAGAACATGCTTCCTATTCTCTCCGGGCCTGTGGTGAAGCGTCCGGGTACAAACTACATAGGCGTAATAAAAAACCTTTCCGCAATCTTCATTCCCTTTTTTAAAGACAAAGATAATACATACATCTTAGAAATAGGCCAAACTCATGCTACTCTTACTACAGGTGGATACCTTAGATTATGGTCGCAAGATCAACTTCTAGTTGATAGACAAAGTAGTCCTGCGATATATGAGGTAACTGCTGGAGTAACTTGGACTAGAGCAGAATTGCTTAAACTCAAGTTTACTCAAAGTGGTGATTATATATTTGTCTGTTGTCCTACTAAAACACCCCAAATAATAAAACGAGTAATAACACTTACAGGGGGTGCAACAGCAGATTATGCTTTAGATAATAGTGTATGGACTGTATATCCAATAGTCTTAAAAGATGGGCCTTATAAAGAAATTAATGTCTATTCTGCATCAGATGCTAGTGAAAGATACGCATTATGGATAGCTGAACCTTCAGGAGCCGCAAACAAAAAATTAATAGGTGGAGTTGAATTTAATACTGTAACCAATCATATTGTTCTTCCTAATCATGGTCTTCAAGTTGGAATGAAGGTTAGATTAGATGATGATGGTCAAGTAACTAG